GTAAATCTAGCCCCTAAAGTAAAAGAACTTGAAAAGCGTCTTGAAATGTTGGAAAATGTGGTAAAAGCATTACAATTGGATAAACCCCGAATGGGTCGCCCTCCAAAGGACAAACATGGAACAGAACGAACTGAAGTCAATACTACAGGCAGAGATTGATGACGCTATTGGCTTTATTGAAAGTGAAACTGTTGAACAGCGCAAACAGGCTTTGGAGGCTTATCTGCGACAGCCATATGGTAATGAGGTTGAGGGTAAGTCTCAAATCGTTACAGGAGAAGTGGCAGAAGCGATAGATGGTGCGCTGCCTAGCTTGGTTCGTATCTTTACAGGCTCAGACAATATTGTAGTCTTTGAGCCACAAGGCCCGAGGGATGAGGCTTCTGCAAAACAGGCCACAGACTATTGCAATTGGGTATTCTCACGAGATAACGAGGGCGTAGCCATTTTGCACGATTGGTTTAAGGACGCTTTGCTTCAGAAAAATGGAATTTTGAAAGCGTATTGGGAAGACAAAGAAGACATAACCAAAGAGCGTTACTTTGACTTGACTAACGATGAGTTAGCAATGCTGATGAGTGATGAGACTATGGAGATTGTCGAGCAAGATACGACTGAGTTCCCAATATTTGACCCAATGGGTCAGCCAGTTATAGACCCTATGGGTATGCCTGTGATGGGTGCTACACACAATGTTGTGGTGCAGCAAAAGAAAAAGTCAGGCAAAGTAACGATTGAGAACGTACCCCCAGAAGAATTCCTGATTAGCAAGAAGGCTAGAACTATTGCTGACTCACCTTTTGTAGCCCACAGACAGATGTTGACTCGTAGCACTTTAGTAGCGATGGGTTTTAACAAGAAGCAAGTAGATGGCTTACAGATGGGTGATGCACTAGCGTACACACCAGAGCGAGTGGCTCGTTTCTCTGCTGGTGAGCAACCTTACCAAGTTCAGACTGATGACCACTCAATGCAAGAGATTGAAGTCTTTGAGTGCTATGTCAAAACTGATATAGATGGCAAAGGGATTGCTTCATTGGTTCAAGTGTTCTACGCTTCCAATGAAATCCTAGAGGATGCCAAGGGTAAGGAAATGGTTGAGGAAGTGGACTATGTTCCTTTCCACTCAATCTGTCCTATCCCAATTCCGCACAAGTTCTTTGGTAACTCGTTGGCTGACAGAACAGTTGACCTACAGTTAATCAAGACCACTATCACTCGTCAGATGTTGGATAACTTATATCTGACAAACAATGCTCGTGTGGTTGCGGTTGAGGGTCAAGTAAACCTTGATGACTTGCTTACATCTACTGCTGGTGGTGTTATTCGTGCCAAGTCTCCTAATGCTGTCCAACAGTTAGTTGTTCAGAACGTGGCTTCTCAGGCTTTTCCAATGCTTCAATACTTGGACACAATCCAGTCTAAGCGTACAGGCGTGTCTGATGCCTCACAAGGGTTAGACCCATCTGTCTTACAGAACGTCACAGCAGCAGCAGTAGCTTCAATGCAACAAGCTGGCGCAGGTAAGATTGAACTGATGGCTCGAATCTTTGCTGAGACAGGTGTTAAGTCTTTGTTCAAGGGCATACTACATTTGTTATGTAAGTACCAAGACAAGGCTCGTTTAGTGCGTATGCGTGGTGAGTTCGTAGAGTTTGACCCTAGAACATGGGCTAACCAATACGATGTTTCTATCAACGTAGGTTTAGGCGCAGGGAATCGTCAAGAGCAGATGGCTATGTTGTCTATGGTGCTTGCTAAACAAGAGCAGTTGATTGCTCAGTATGGCCCTGCAAATCCTTACGTTTCCCCTGCTCAGTATCGTGGCACATTGGGACGCATGGTAGAGATTGCAGGGTTTAAGGACTCTGCTGAGTTCTACAAAGCAATTACCCCAGAGCAAGACCAGATGCTTTCTAATCCTCCTCCACAAGAGCAGCAGATGCCTCCAGAGGTTCAAGCATTGATGGCTAGAACACAGGCTGAGATACAAGCAGCACAAGCTAAAGCACAAGCTGATTTGCAGATGCAACAACAGCAGATGCAGATTGACATGGAGATGGCGCAACAGAAGGCTGCTCTTGAAATGCAATTGATGCGTGAGAAAGAAATGGCTAAGTTGCAACTTGAGCGTGAGAAACAACAGGCTTACTTTGCATTGAAGCAACAAGAGTTTGAAGCAGAAGCCCAATTGAAAGCAATGAAAATTGGTGCTGGCATTACATCCAACGTAGAGATTAGGGGTTAATCATGGCTACACAAGCAGAACTAACACAGGCTTTAGTCAATCTTTTACAGACTGACCCTAACGCTGCCTATGGCGATATTGTTAAAGCAGCAGCTACTTACGGCATTACACCAGCCCAAGTGCAAGCTACATTTGCTACATTGCCAGCAGGTAACGACAGGACTTATGTTCCTGATTACACACCAGCGCAAACATCAATTATAAATAACGCTATTGCTTCAAATGACCCTATTGCACAAGCATATGGTCTTGCAGAAAAAACTGGTGATTATGGTCAGATTGCTGCTTTAATTAAAAACATCCCTGCGCCTACATTGTTGTCTAAGTATGGTCTGACAAACAAAGACATTAGCTATATCTACACTCGTCCTACAGTTACAGACCCATTGTCAACGGCATATATCAATGCTGAGAAAACTGGTGATTACACTACTGTTGCTAATTTACTCAAAGGCATAACTGCTGACCAGTTAAAGGCTACTTACAACCTTAACCAAAACGATATTAACTATATTGCTTCTCGCAAGGGAATAGCGGGTACTTTGCCAGCTAATTGGGCTGGTATGCCTATCAAGCAAGTTGGTACTGATACAGCTACTACTATTACTGGTACACCTGTAACACAAGCAGCACCAGTTGGTCAATTCCGTGAGTTGTTTCCATCATTTGCAGAATCTAAGCGTTTAGCTACACAAACAATTGCAAGCAGACCAACTACCCAAAGCATTGTTAACATGATTTCTAACCCACAGAATCCTACGTTAACTTCTGCTTGGCAAGCTGCTGAAAAGTCTGGTAACTATGGTGATGTAGCTGGTATGCTTCAGAATATGCCATTAGGCAAGGTTCAGTCTGCTTACGGATTGTCTAATGCTGATATGCAATACATTATGAGCAGACCAGAGATAGCTACTGCGTTGTCTAAGTCAGGTATGGTTGCTACACCTGCACCTACTCTGACTAATGTTCTTGGCATGATTTCTAAGTGAGAACAGCATGAGTTACGAACAACTGCGTAGTTTGGTAGGTGGAGACAATCCACAAGGTGTATCTTATGGCGACATAATTTCTGGTATTCAAAGCCAGTACACACCACAGTCTCAGTTTGCGACTCCCAAGTCTTTGCTAGACATGATTGGTACGCAGTTGCCAGAACAACGTGGAATTGCTTACGGCTCGTTGCTACAAGCGCAACCAACGACACCAATTAAGTTGTTTGGTTCTACTGCACCTTTTAAAAACCCAGACGCTATGGCTAGTCTTGATTCTGGTGTTATAAATTTAGGAACAGAAACAGCTAACACAGGTTTGGGCGGTGGTAGAGACTTATCTGGTACGCTTGTTTATAACAATGACTTTAGTCAAGATGTTTATGGCACTTCTGGCTTAAATACTGGTGTTAATACAGGATTGTTTGGAACTAGCATAACTGGTACAGACATAGCCAATGTTGCAGGGACAATAGCACCGATAGCTGCTTTAGCGGGTAACTCAGACCTAGTTAAAACAGCTATTGCATTGAATCTGATTGGCTCTGCTGCTGATATTCGTACAGAGCAAGATGTTATTAACTTAGGTTCAAAGATAGCGATGTTGGCGGCAGGGCCAGCAGGTAATGTTGTGGCAGCAGGTCTTGGTTTGGCTACTGGCAATACACCAATGACAGTTAACGCTTTATTAGGCGCAGTCAACCCAACATTAGGACTTGTAAACACTATCTCAGGAAACCTAACTGGTTATAACTTAGGTGATGTGGTCAATGGCTTGTTAAACGCACCAGAAGGTGCTATTTCTGAATATGGCTTGATAGGTGCAGCCAACATTGGTAATTCACTTGTAGCCAGCAGAAAAGCGGCAGGTGATGCCTACGATAGTTCGGGTGCAAATACATTGCGAGTATTGGCTGAACTTGGTGATAAAGAAGCCATTGAAACACTAAGAGCGCAGTCAGCAGGTTCTACTGGCTCTACCTATAACCCAATAAATGACTTAGGTACTGCTAGGGGTAACAGTTACTTTAATCTGTTTACACCTGTTGGTGGTGTAGCAAAGCCTAAAATTGATGAAACATCAGGAATTACCCTTATATGACAGACAAAGCAATTTTGGCTCAATGGGCTAAAAACTTACTAAATGATGACTTTTTCAAAGAAGTATTAAATAACTTGAAAAATGAACAGATTAGTGTAATAATTAACACAAGTGCAGAAGAATGTGATAGGCGTGAAGATGCTTATCGGCACATAAAGACTATTGAATTGATTACAGGACACCTAGAAGGTTTAGCCTCGGAAACTGTGATTAGAGAGAAGAAGTGGAAGATTCTGTAGGGTTTACCCTATCCTCCGTCCAGAAGGTTTCTGGCGATTATTGAGATGACAAATGGAAAACACCAACCCACAAGGGAGTGAAAGCCTAAATGTAAACCAAGCCGCATCAGCGTTTGAAAGCATGATGGGTGATTCTGAGGAAGCTGACAACAGCCAAGCCGAAGGTCAACCAGAGGAATTTCAAGAGACTGACGAAGTTGAGTATTCAGAGGAATCTGATGAGCCAAAGCCTAGATATAAAGTCAAGGCATCTGGTGAGGAAGTTGAGGTAGAACTTGACGAACTTATCAAAGGTTATCAACAAGGTACGGACTACACTAAAAAGTCTCAGGCTCTAGCTGAACAACGTAAGGCGATTGAAGCTGAACGTAGTCACTTGGAGTATGTGAAACAAGAACGACAGGCATACGCCCAGAAGTTGCAAGCCTTGGATAGCTTCCTTACGCAGCAACATCAGGGTGTGGACTTAGAAGTTTTAAAGGAAACAGACCCTATCGGTTATGCGGTAGCGGTAGCTGAACAGAGCCAGCGTGAGAAGCAGTTAGCAGTAGTGAGGAATGAACAGCAACGCATTGCCCAACAGCAACAAGCAGAGCAACAATCCCAACTGCAAGCGCACTTACGAACAGAATCTGAGAAGCTAGTTAGTCTGATTCCTGAGTTAGCGACACCACAGGGTGATGCGGTACGGAAACAAATCCGTGACTATGCGAAATCTGTTGGATGGACTGACCAAGAACTTAGTTCCGTGTATGACAGTCGGGCTGTGCAGACCTTGTATAAGGCAATGAAGTATGAGCAACTTCAAAAGAGCAAACCAGAGTTGAATAAAAAACTTGTGGCTGCCCCTAAGATGATGCGTTCTGGTACTTCAGTTCCCCAAGCTAAGTCTTCACAAGATAAACAAGCGTTGCAAAGGTTGCGTGAGACAGGAAAAGTCTCAGACGCTGCCAGAGCATTTGAACGATTTTTATAAATTTTGGAGTATTAAATTATGGCTACCTACCAAACATATACCGCAATCGGTATGCGTCAGGATTTGACGGACGTTATCTACGATATCTCACCAACAGACACACCATTTATGTCTTCTATTGGTAAGACTAAAGCAACTGCTGTTCTACATGAGTGGCAAACCGATAGTTTATCGGCCGCATCTTTATCAAATTTTACTGTTGAAGGGGCTACGGCTTCTGATGGCACTATGTCTCCTACCACTCGTGTAGGTAACCGCCTTCAGATTGCACAGAAGACAGTTAAGATTTCTGGCACTTTGCAGTCTGTTGATAAAGCTGGCCGCAAATCTGAAAAAGCCTATCAACTTGCGAAAGCATCGGCCGAAATTAAGCGAGACATGGAAACTTCATTGTTGAGCAATCAAACTGCTACAGATGGTAGTTCTTCTGCTGCTCGTAAATTGGGTGGTCTGCAAGCATGGTTAGCTACCAATGGTGACTTTGGTACTTCTGGAGTTGCTGGTGCTTCTGGCACTACTGCTCGTACAGATGGCACAAACCGCACCTTCACAGAGACTATCTTGAAGACTGTTGTTAAAGAAGTTTACGCTTCTGGTGGTAATCCTAAAGTGTTGATGGTCAACCCTGCTCACAAGCAGTTGGTTTCTGCCTTCACAGGTATTGCTGCACAGCGTTTCATGGCCCCTGCCAATACGCCTACAACCATTATTTCTGCGGCCGATGTTTATCTGTCAGATTTTGGTTCAATTTCTGTTGTCCCCAACAGATTTATGACTTCTACTAACTCATGTGACGAGACAGCATTTATTGTTGACCCTGACATGGCTGCTGTAGCTTATCTGCGTCCCTTCCAGACCAACGAGTTGGCTATTACTGGTGACAACGAATCTACACAGTTGTTGGCTGAGTACACCTTGGAAGTTCGTAACGAAGCTGCACACGGCATCATTGCCGACATTACACCTTAATCTGGTGTAACTCAAAAGATGCCTCAGACTTAAACCTCTGGGGCATTTTCTTTTCTACTCAAACTGATAGAATTAGGCTATGCAAAACCCTAACAATTTTCGCCAAACTACTGTTCATGCTGATGGCGATGGCGGTATCGTTATCAAGACTAGTCAAGACATTACTGATATTCTTGAGCAGAACAAAAAAGAATATAACTCGTATGATGAACGAGCAAAGTGGTCAGACGAATTGTTTGGAAACAAGATTGCTTCTATTCCGTTCACAGTTGTTGATGAACTGAACAAACAAGGAATCATGCGTGGCTTTGCTGTGCTTGATGAGAAGCGGTTTAAGGCTTGGTTAAACGAGCGTGATAACAGAGTTTTTAGAACTCGGACAGGAGTTGTATGAGTTTAGCTACCTACTCTGATTTACAGACTTCAATAGCCAGTTATTTGGCTAGGTCTGACCTGACAAGCATCATTCCAGACTTTATTACTTTGGCTGAGAATCGTCTGCGTAGAGAACTGCGTATTCGTCAGATGTTAAAGTCTGTAACTACTTCAACTGTAGCAAACGATGCAACTGTAGAAGTACCTAGCGACTTCTTAGAGATTCGTGACTTTGTGGTGATGACTAACCCGATTCAACCATTGAGTTACTCTAGCCCTTCATCGTTATCTAATGACCCAAGAACATCAGAAGTTGGTGTTCCTAAGTCTTACACTATTCTTGCTAGTGAGTTTCAATTAGCACCTGCACCTGATGGCGTTTATACGTTAAAGATGCTCTATTATTCTGCACCTCCATACTTGACTAGCAGTAACGTGTCTAACGTATTTCTAAATGTTGCGCCTGATGGTTTGCTGTATGGCGCATTGGTTGAAGCAGAACCTTATCTAATGAATGATGCTCGAATCAATACATGGGGTTCTATGTATGACCGAGCAATTTCTTCTCTCACTAGGTCTGATGAAAACACTCAGTATTCTGGTGTACCCCTGTCAATTAAACTAACTGCAAGGTGAAATCATGGCTGAAATGTCTAACTACTTGGAAAATGCTCTTATCAATGTTACGTTGAGGGCAACTAGCTACACAGCACCAACAACTGTGTATGTGGCACTTTATACAACTGACCCAACAGATGCTGATACTGGAACAGAATGTTCTGGTACTAGCTATGTTCGTCAGTCTGTGACTTTTGGTGCGCCCTCTAATGGTGCTTCAACAAACTCTGCTGCTGTGGAATTTCCTCAAGCTGGCGGTGCATGGGGAACAATCACACACATTGGATTGCGTGATGCTTCTACGGCTGGAAACCTTTTGTATCACACAGCACTAGACGCTTCTAAGACGATTGCAACTGGCGATGTGTTCCGTATTGCTACAGGCTCTTTGTCAGTAACATTGGCATAACATGGCTGGAACGACAGTCAATCTTACGCTTGAGCAACTTGACCAATTTGGGTCATTGGATAGCCTTACGCTAAGTTTAGACTCGTCTGATTGGAACTCGACTACACAGAAGAATGTGACAGGCCCTTGGGTGCTAGAGGGCTTAGACGCTTTCAGTTCTAGCATTGATAGCCTAGCAATTAGCCTAGATTCAGAACTATGGGCTACCGCATATTTGTGGGATGGTGTTGCAGATATAACTGCTAACGCTACTGTTACTGCCAATGCTGAAAAGATATTTGGTGGCATAGCCGCTGTAACTTGTACGGCTACAGTAACTGCTGATGCTTCCATTGTTTATTATGGTGTTGCTTCTATAACTGCTAATGCAGACGTAACAGCATTAGGTCAGCGTGTTCAGTTTGGTAGTGCTGACATACAGGCTACAGCAAGCGTAACTGCTGATGGACAACGAATAGCATTAGGTGTAGCTAGTATCACGGCTAACGCTGATGTGACGGCTATCGGTACTAAGGTTAACAATGCTAGTGCAAGCATTACAGGTAACGCTGATGTAAGCGCATCTGGTCAACTTGTAATTAGTGGTAGTGCCAGCGTAACCGCTAATGCGTTCTTAGAAGCTAATGCACAAAGAATCCAATTAGGCGTTGCGTCTATTACTGGTAATGCAGCAGTAACTGCTAATGGTGGTTTGGTTGTGGGTGCGGTAGCAAGCATAGAAGCTAATGCTGATGTTGTCGCTAGTGCGTCTGCAATTTATGCAGGTGTAGCCTCTGTATCAGGTCTAGCAACAATTACGGCTAAAGGCGTTATTCTTGGTGATAACTGGACTCCAGTATCGGGCGACACAAACACATGGACTCCAGTATCTGCTAATGACAATACATGGACTACACAGTCTCAAGGAAGTAACACATGGCTACGACAAGGGTAACATTTGGCGAATGGATGCCTGACCAAACAGGCTTATCTGGCTCGTTGACAGACGCTAAAAATGTGGTGTCTCAAGCCATTGGGTACGGCCCATTCCCTACGCCAGTATCATTCTCTAGTGCTGCTGCCGAGAACTTAACTTCTCTGTATGCGGCTAAAGCACCAGATGGAAATACTTATTTCTTTGCTGCTGGCGCAACTAAGATTTATACAGTTAGCGGTTCTGGAACACTTACGCAAGTAAACACAGGCTTGACAACAGGCGCAAACGATAGAGTAAGGTTTACTCAGTTTGGTAAGAGTGTCATTATTTGCAATAACGCTCAAAAGCTAAAGTCATGGGTACTTGGTACTTCTACGACATTTGCTGAAGTAGCGGCTACTGCGCCTATTGCCAAGTTCATTACAGTTGTTCGTGATTTTGTTGTTTGTGCAAATCTTTTAGAAACGACACAGCAACAGTATCGGGTTCGTTGGTCAGCTATCAATGATGAGACTGATTGGGTAGAGAACGTAAACACTCAGTCTGATTATCAGGACATTCCTGATGGCGGTCAGATTATGGGAATTCGTGGTGGTGAGTTTGGTCTAGTTCTGCTAGAACGTGCTATCCACAGAATGACCTATGTTGGTACTCCGTTTATATTCCAGTTTGACAATATATCTCGTAACAAGGGATGTATGGTGTCAGGCTCAGTTGCACAATACCAAGGTATAACTTTCTTTTTGTCAGACGATGGCTTCTATATGTGTGACGGACAGCAAGTTGTTCCTATCGGTGCTGAGAAGGTAGATAGATTCTTCTTGTCAGATGCAAGCGAGGCAAACTACTCAACAATGTCTGCGGCTATTGACCCTGTTCGCAAGTTGGTTATCTGGAACTATCAATCTGTAGATGCCACTCGTAAACTGATGATTTACAACTTCCAGACAAAGAAATGGACTTATGGCGATGCCAATACTGATTATCTTGGAGAAGCCTCGTCAGGTGCTTCAACGCTAGAGGAATTAGATAGCATCTCTGCCTCTCTTGATGCGCTTACTACAAGTTTAGACTCTTTGCTATATATCGGTGGTAAGTATTTCTTAGGTGGAACTTACGGAACTAGGGTTTATTCCTTTACTGGTGCAAACCTTACAGGAAGCATTGCTACTGGCGACATAGACGTAGGTGCTAATTCCGTAGTGACTTTGGCTAAACCTATTGTTGACAATGGCTCTGGCTCGTTATCCGTGGCTTCACGCACATTGCTAAACCAAAGTGTCACCTATGGGACTTCAACTGCTGCCGACTCTGAGAACAGGGTTTCCTTACGTTCTGCTGGTAGATACCACAGATTAAAGTTAGTTCCTACTGGTGCTAACTGGAAAACTGCTGTTGCTATTGATGTGGACATTACGCCACAAGGGGTTCGCTGATGTTTAGAAGCCTACCTGCGTTTGGTGGTGACCAGAGGGCTGTAGCCGAGGTAGTCCGTGGCATCATGGACGGAAAGACCAATAACACAGGGACTTTGACGCTGGCAACTGGTGGGGCTTTAACTACCACTCTGACAGACAGAAGGATAGGCCCAGACAGCGTAATTGTTTTTGTTCCTGCCTCTGCTGCGGCTAATGCGGATGCCACAAGAGTATATGCAAGCGCACAAGGACAGGGAACAGCAACAGTAAACCATGCGGCCAATTCAACTGCAAATAAGACATATAGATATGCAATTATTGGTTGATTTTAATAATTTATGTATAATGGATTCCGTGGATGACCCATCTTGGAATCCGAAACTCTAGGAGTAAAGATGGCTACTACTACCACTCAGACAATTGACCCTGCAATTCTTCCATATCTGACGTATGGTTTAGAGCAGGGCGCAGGTCTGTATCAGGGCGGTGGCCCTAAATACTACACAGGCGAGACATTTGTTTCTCCATCCCAGACTACTCAAGCTGGTCTTCAAGCCTTAGAGACTCGTGCTTTAGCGGGTAATCCTTTAACTGGACTTGCTCAACAGCAGTTACAGGGTACTTTGGGCGGTGCTTATCTGGGTGGCAATCCATTCTTTCAAGGTGCGTTTGCGCCAGCAGCACAAGCTGCTCAGTCTCAGTTTCAACAGACTATGGGCGACATTGCATCTAAGTCTAGCCTAGCAGGGCGTTATGGCTCTGGTGCTATGGGTAACCTACAGAATCGTGCTACAGGTCAGTATGCACAAGCATTGACTAACACAGCAGGTCAACTTGCTTACCAGAACTACGAGCAAGAACGAGCAAGGCAACAAGCTGCTATTGGTGCTGCGCCAGCATTAGCTAACGCTGATTACCAAGACATTAACCAGTTGTTACAAGCTGGTCAGTTGCGTGAAGGTTACACAGGTCAACAGTTGGGTGCTGACATTCAGCGTTTTAACTTCTTGCAAAACCAGCCACAACAGAACTTGCAAAACTATATGTCATTGGTATATGGCAACCCATTGGGACGAGTTGGACAGACTACTGCGTCTGGTGCTGCTGATACTTCTGCGTTCCAGAAGTTGCTAGGTACTGCTGCCGTTGGTGCAGGTGTTTACAAGAATCTAGGTTCACCTAATTTAAGTTACTTAAACCCATTTAGTTCAAGTTTCCTTGGTGGTTCTGCACCAACAAATGTTGTTGACTCATCTAATTGGGCTGACTTAGGCTATTACAACTATGGCTAATAAGGAATAACATGGCTGGACTATTAGACATTTTTGGAACTAGCGGTGCAGACACAATGGGTCTGCTCGGTATGTCACAAGCTGACATTGCTCGTAATCGTGAAGACGCACAAGCACAAGCCTTGTATGCCCTAGCAGGGCGTTTATTCCAAGGTGGGAATACTGGTCAGTCTATTGCTGAAGGTTTGCAACTTGGTCAGAGAGCCTATAAAGGCGGTATGAATGAGGCTATGCAAAACCAATTGCAGAGTTTCCAATTGCAAGAATTGTTGCGTAAGCGTGAAGAAGATAAAGCAAAGCGTCAGTTAGAGCAACAAGCATTGATGCGCCAGCAAGGTATTGAGAGCGAGATTACAAAAGCATATCGTCCTCAGACGTTTGCTGATACACCATTGACAAACTTGATGGGTCAAGAGATTGCAGGCCCAAATCAACCACAACAGGCGGGTATTGGTTTTGCTGAATTAGCACCTAAGTTAATGGCTACTCCAGAAGGTAGAAAAGCATTAAATGAGTTGCTTACGTCTAACAAAATGATGATGGGTGAGCCTACAAAACTTGGTAAGAATGAGCAGCTTGTCAGGATAAACCCAATAACTCAAGCATTTGAAGTTGTTGCTGGTG